CCCGCCGTGATGGATTTCAAGGTGCACCAGGTTTATTAAACCGACACAGCAAACTAAACCTGATTATCGATGGAGGGACGTTAGCTCGAGGTGGATCTGGTGGTGGAGCAACACCAAGCGGTATTTACACTGGATTGTCTTATGGTGTTCAAGGTATTCCCGGTGGAGCTGGAGCACCTTTTGGTCGGGTTATGACTGGACAACCTATTACTAACGATTCACAAGACTGGCGTTGGTACTTAAATGGTGACTTTATGGTTGTCAAAGTAACCGATGCCGAAGCTTCGGTACCCGGTAAAGGTTACCGAACCCAAAATGATCGTTATGGATCTCCATTATCAGGTGATGGCGGAAATTGGGGCCAACGTGGCACCAAATCCACCAATGATGGAACGTGGAACTGGCAATACCATGGCACAACTGAAGGTCAGCCGGGACCGGGTGGACCTGCAATTGTTGGGGTGGCACCGCTTACAACTCAATTGATTAACGGAGGGAAAATCTTACAAACCCTTTAAACCTTAAAAGAACTTTGAGCACCCAATTCGGGTGCTTTTTTATGATCTGTCCAATGATGGATTGGACAACGAACAACTAACGCTTTTTAGCGGTTTTTTTCTGGAGAAATTAATGGAACCAGTTTCCACTAGCGGTTTTACAGCACTTTTAAAATTATATGGGATTGCAATCATGGTGACTTTAGCAGTCGGTTTGGTTGCAGCAGTTGTATTAATGACTCGTATGCCACGCTCACCACAAGAGTGGGGCGTAGGCTTGATCTGTACTGTTGTATCAAGTCTTGCTGGCGGCTCATTCATTATTGTGAAGTGGGGGCTTCATGAATGGGTTACTGATGTATGGGGAATGATTGCACTTGGTGGGTTCTTCTTTGTTTGTGGTTTACCTGGTTGGGCTTTAGTCCGTTGGATCTTTAATTTCATAGATAAACAGGAAGGGAAAACGATTGTTGAAGTGATTAAAGAGTTTAAGAAAGCCAGAAAAGACATTGAAAACAGCTAATGCCGCCTTCGGGCGGTCTTGTTTAGAAGTACACGTATAAGAGAGAAATTACCTGTTGACACTGCAAGCCGCTGACTACTACGAAAACCTATTGACGACCAATATTATGAAACGACCACCTTCGGGTGGTTTTCCTTTATGTGACATTTAGTAACCAGTTTGTTAAAGTTATTATATTTATAACAATTGGTGAAATTCATGAAAAAGATAATTTTAGGGAGCATGTTAGTGGCTGTTTTTTCCACATCATTTTCACATGCTTTAGCTCCCAAAAATGGAGATGAGCCAACTTATTGTGAGCAGATTGTTTCGGTCCATGGTTTATTAACTAGAGCACAATTTGAATGTGGATATAGTGAATATAACAATGAGTTAATCTCAGATTCAGCCAAGTGTTTTCAGCATGAACTTGGCGAAGAATATGGAAAAAAAGTCCTTATATTTGGCATGAAAGAATTTGACCGAAATGTAAAGAAAGACGGGAAGAATAAGATTTGTAATAGTTTATTAAAAGAATTTCCAGAGTATGTAAGGAAGTAACTGATGAAAAAGCTACTACCAATTGCATTTTTACTCACAGCATCATTTGTAACTCACTCAGCCGATACTAATGATAAACACTGTAGAGATGTGAATAAACTTGCTGAAAATGTCATGCTCTTTAGGCAGGAAGGGGTTTCTGTGGTTAGACAAATGGAGATGATAGAGAGTATCAAACCAAGCAGGGATTTCAAAAGGTTAATGGAGATGATGGTCGAGGAAGCCTATAAAGAACCAAAGTTTGGATCAGAAGAGTATAAGGCGGAAGCAATAACTGAATTTGCAAACAATTGGTACATTCAGTGCAAGCAAGCAAATCGAAATAAATAGAGCACTTTAAGGTGCTCTAATTATTGAAATTGAGAAAAGTTTATAAGTAGGTTTTTATGAGAAAGATTATTTTATTGGGTCTTATTTGCCTTCCTGTATTCGCATATGCAAATAGTTGCGAGGTGGCAAAAAGTAAAATTAATATAAGCGGTTTAGCATTGGGTAAATCCATTTTATCACTGAAAGCAGAACATCCTAAAAATTTGAGCATAGATCATGAGACTAATAAGGCAAATATTAACTATGTTCACTCTAATGAATTTGAGGATGCTTTTAGTGGAACACCAGCTACCAATGCGGGATTCATTTCTTTTGATGGGAATACAAAGTTAATTAATGCGTTTAGCGTTAGTTTTGGTCACTTAGATAATTTTAGTGCTAATAATTATAAAAATGGGTTAGTGGCGTTGTATTCACTACCAAAAACAGGGTGGATAGAATCAAAGAGTAATGGGGTTAAAGTTTTTAAATATGAATGTACGGATTATTCTTTAGAGATTAATTACAATCCAGAAAGAAGTAGTTTTATGATTTTTAAGGAAATTTAGTTTTATGTTCTTAAGCACCCTAGGGTGCTTTTTTAATGTCTGATTTTTCTGAAACAGTAATGGTGTAACCTTTCATACGGCTAGCTAACTCCATCATTAGAGTTTCGGTAGGGATCAGTTCTACAGTTTTTTCATAATTTTGATTTTCAAAGCTTTTTTCAAGACGGGCAACAATGTCGGCATTCATTGATCGACTGTTTAACTTTGCTGATTCAAGTATTTTTTCTTTTAGTTCTTGCGTCATACGCATTTTGTATTCAACGTCTGAGCTTCTAGCCATGGTCCTATACTCGAATAAATTTTATTTATAATAATATCCCCAATGGGGATTGACAAGAAGTTTTTAAAGTCTTAAATTGTAAAAGTCCCCATTGGGGATGTAAAAAGCCCCCAACTTTCTGACGGCAAGGGGCTTTTATCAACAACCATAGGAAAGGATATTGATATGTCTAGTTTAGCATTAAGTTTTAATGAAGTGAAATTCAATCCCGTGCCACGGCAAGATGGCCAGATTTGGCTTTCTTCAGGTGAATTGGCACAAGCATTAGGATATAAACAAGAGAACGCGGTCAGTAAAATTTTTAATCGTAATTCTGATGAATTTACGGAAAATATGACACAAATTATTGATAATCCTCGGCTACCCAATTTGGGTATGCGGATCTTCTCACTACGTGGCTGCCACCTAATAGCAATATTTGCTCGTACTGCTGTAGCGAAGCAATTCCGCAAGTGGGTACTTGATGTTTTAGATAAAGAAGTTGGCACACCAGTTGCCAAAACCCACAAATCCGAACGTGAACCCCTAACCAATGCTGTAAATCTTCTTGTAGCTAAAACTAAGCATTTGAATTACAGCGATGCTTATAAATTAGTTCATCAGCGTTTCAATGTTCAGCATATTGATGAAATCCCATATGACATGATTCCTGTTGCAGTGGAATATGTTCATCATCTGATTGCGATGTACAGTAGTGCAGAGAAGAAGGCTCAAGGTTCTTTATTTGATAATGAAACATTGGGTTTGGTTAAGGATCTGGTAGATGCAATTATTTCCCAAAACTTTGTGACAAGCAAAATCTATCGTGCAATACACATGCTTAGTAATGAACAAGGTCACTACTTAGCTGAATATGCGTTTAAAACCAATATTGCAGTTCTAAAACTCACTCGAACAATGGATTTAAGAGGACCTCTTAATAGAGAAATCATTAGTGATGATTTAAAAACCATAAGCTACACAACAGGTAATCAACATTATGGCGACCGTTGGTTTCACCCACTGATGGAGTCAAGTCGATTGATGGGAGTACTTGAAATTTCAGGTAGTCTGATTCGTCACTAATAAAATCAACTTAACAAAACCCACTCATCGAGTGGGTTTTTTAATACCCAAAACAAAACCCCAGTAGCGCTAACTACCGGGGTTTTTCATTCCACCCACCGACGAAAGTAAGAGGAAAGTAAATCTATATGGAGCATTTTAAACCAATAGTGGAGCTTATAAAAGTGTCTATTGAAAAGTATGGCTTATGGCAAACAATAGTTGCATTTATTCTTTTGTTTTCCGTGCCAATCTTAATGTGGAAGTTGGATGTAATTATTGCTTCTATAAAAGCATGAACCAACTTGAAAAAACTGCGCCACCTTCGGGTGGCTTTTTTACGTCTAAAGGAAAGTGAAATGAACATCGAACAATATCTTGATGAGTTGATCAAACGAGAAGGCGGGTACGTAAATAACCCAGCAGACCGTGGTGGTGCAACTAAGTATGGAATTACTGAAGCAGTTGCTCGAGCAAATGGATTCAAAGGTAATATGCGAGATTTACCTCTGGATGTGGCCAAAGCAATTTACCGCAAAAACTATTGGACAGCTCCGCGATTTGACCAAGTAAATACAATCAGCTCAGCAGTGGCCGAAGAGCTTCTAGACACTGGTGTGAATTGCGGTACCGGCTTTGCAAAACCTCTTTTACAACGAGCTTTGAACTTACTAAACAACCAAGGTAAAGCTGGATATGCAGATTTAGAGGTTGATGGTGTTTATGGATCTGAAACTCTTAGAGCTCTAAAAACCTATCTGGCCAAACGCGGGAAAGAAGGCGAGAAAGTTCTGGTGCGAGTTCTCAATATTATGCAAGGACAACGCTACATTGAAATCTGTGAGCGTAATCCAAAGCAGGAACAGTTTTTCTATGGTTGGATTGCCAATCGGGTTGTTATATGACTTTCTTTCAATACAGACGTTCAAAGATAGCTTTCACAATCACACTGCTGTGCATTCTATTTTCAGGATGCACAGCTCATACGATCAATAACAATGTGAATGTAGGAATTTGTGTGAAAGCCCTCTGAGGAGAGCTTTTACAATTTATGCATTTTTTACATTACCTAACTGATTATTTTTACTAAAATAAATACATATTAAAATAGCAACTAATATTACTCCTGATGCTGCAAAACGGCTTAAGTCTAAACCTCCAGCGGAAAGGGGCTTATCTAGAAAGTCTCCAACTACAGCACCCAAAGGACGAGTTAAAATAAAAGTGCTCCAGAATAAAAATGTTCGTGAAACAGAAGTGAATTTATACAAAAACACCATCAATAAAATGAGTGCTGAGAAAAGAGCAATCCCGCCACTATAGCCTAATCCAATCGTATCTGCTGACCAGTCACCAAGAGCTGTACCCAAAGTTTGGCTAAAGGTAATTGTTAACCAATAAAAGACTTCTGATTGGCTTTGTTGCACAAACCTATCTCTAAAGGCTTATTCCACAATATAATTTTGAGATGAATAAGCCCACACCTAAAATCTACCGTACAACCAATTGGCCCACATACAACCGAGCTCTCATTAATCGTGGGAATATTGCCATTTGGTTTGATCCCAAAACACAATGGTATGCTCAACCAAAAAGCCAACATGGTCGAAATCAAACTTATTCCGATACAGCCATCCAATGCTGCTTAATGATTAAATCCATATTTCGTCTTTCTCTACGCATGGTCACTGGCTTTGTACAAAGCCTGATTAAACTTTGCGGATTAGATTGGACAGCGCCAGACTATACGACGCTTTGCAGAAGACAAAAACATATTGATATTGCGATTAGCTACCAAAAAAGTAGCAATGGTCTACATCTACTCGTAGATTCAACTGGTTTAAAGTTTTTGGGCGAAGGTGAATGGAAACGGAAGAAACATCAGCCTGAATATCGTCGACAATGGCGTAAGCTTCACATTGGTATAGATGCTGAAACGCTGCAAATACGTGCAGTTCAGCTCACAACGAACAATATCAGTGATTCACAGGTGCTCGGTG